TGATTGCGTGGTGCAGGTTGGTGACGAGCCGACATACGACTCAAGTACGGCGTGGCTGTGCGGAGACTGCATCGCAAAGGCGGCGTCGCTTTTGGCAAATGACGGACGGTGACGCGGAACGCTTGCGATCAGCGGCCCGCGACCGCTGACGAAACTACAACCAGACGGCGGCATCGCGGGTCCGCTGCATCGCGTGGTTATGGCTGCTAGATGGACGCACCGATCAAAGATTCGCGCGGACGTAGGATTGGATTCCTGACGTTCTCTGGTGGGCCATACAAGGCGGGCGATCAACCGCCTGTCGGGTGTTGCGATTGGGATGAGTGGGCTGCCGTCCAGTACAAGGCGGGACTGAGGCAGCGACGATGCGCGCGGTGCGACAAGTATCGGTTTCCGCAGGAGATCGCCAGCGGTGGACGGAATCCGGTGTGCAGAGAGTGCGACAAGGGATAGCCATAACGCACAGGATCAGCGGCAGCGATGAAAGGACTCCCCATGCCGAAAGACGTTGAAGAGCTGTCCGCTGCATCCGTTGGTTCTGCCATGCGGTACGCATCGGTCTGCGATGGCATCGGGGCTGCCCATGTTGCTTGGCAACCGCTGGGATGGCAGTGCCAGTGGACGAGCGAGATTGAACCGTTCCCGGCTGCGGTGGTTGAACACCACTACGGATTCCGCAACCTCGGGGACATGACGGCTATCACGGAGGAGATGCTAGATGCGCCAGTTGAACTTCTTGTCGGAGGCACCCCATGCCAGTCCTTCTCAGTCGCCGGCCTTCGAGGAGGATTGGCTGACCCGCGTGGCAACTTGGCCCTCCGATTCGTCCAGCTTGCTGCGGTCATGCAGCCCAAATGGATCGTTTGGGAAAACGTGCCGGGCGTCCTCAGTAGCGGCAAGGGACGGGATTTTGGAACCTTCCTCGGGGCGCTGGCTGAACTCGGGTATGGGTTCGCCTACCGAGTTCTGGACGCTCAGTGGTTTGGAGTCGCCCAGCGCCGTCGTCGTGTGTTCGTTGTCGGCCACCTTGGAGACTGGCGACGTGCCGCAGCGGTACTTTTTGAGCGAGAAAGCGTGTTCGGGAATCCTCCGACGCGCGGAGCGACGGGGCAAGGAGTTGCCGGAACACTTACGGCTCGCACTGGCCGCAACGGCGGATCATCAAACGACGACGTAGACAGTAGTCGCATTGTGGCCTTCCATCCCACGCAAGACCCAATCAGCAGCGTGGACGGCTCGACGCACGCGATGGGCTGCGGCTCAAGCAGGGGATGCAGCACGCAGGCCGTGGCGTTCACCGCAAAGGATCACGCAAGGAAATGCGGAAGTCACTTGGAGCTTGAGCCGACTGATGTCAGCCCAGCAATCAAAACCGGCTGCAACCGCCAGCAAGGCGTTTTGCAGCCTATGGCCGTCCGCCGCCTGACGCCCCGCGAGTGCGAGCGGCTGCAAGGCTTCCCCGACGATTACACGCTGGTCGAGTATCGGAAGAAGACCGCCGCAGACGGGCCGCGATACCGAGCGTTGGGCAACTCGATGGCCGTGCCGGTCATGCGGTGGATCGGCGAGCGGATTCAACAGGTCGATAGGCTGTAGGCAGAACTTGTCATTATCCAGACCCGTATAGCGCAGCCCTCGCCGGATAACGCCGCACGAAACCCACGCCACGCGGCCGCGATACCGCATGGGACGGCGTTATGCGGACCGGGATAAGACGGGATCAGCGGTCACGCCGACCGCTGGCGGGTCGTTCGTTTCGATGCAGGCTCGTCCCGCGTCAAGCGGTCGAGCGTGACGCCTAGGGCGTCGGCGATTGCCCGGGCAGTGGAAACCCGCGGGTCGCTCAGTTCGTAGATGGTCGCCCGGCGAATTCCGGCCCGCTCGGCAAGTTCATCTAGCGGGATCCCGCGACGCTTTGCCATCGCCTGCACCCGCAGAAACAGTGCCGACGGCTCCCGTGTCCGGGGCCGTCCGCCAACGTGTCTCTCCGCGACCGTTGCCATGGTGCCGGCCCTCCGATTCCTGGAGTTCCTGGGCTTTTCCGGGTTTTCGACGGTTGCAATCCCCCGGACAGGATTGCAACGGTTGAAAGTGGCGGGGACAGGAGCGAACCATCCCACGACCAACGGTGCGGCGGCCAATCCGCACCAACGGAAAAACCGGACGACCGACCACGGAGGGGACTCACCGCACGGAAGCGTGACCTATACCCACAGAGGAGGCACGCACCATGACGCTCGACACCTTTCTGACGACGGTTTACGTTCCCCTTCGGCTCCGCGGCCGCTCACCCGAGTCGGTCCGCCTTCTACGGCATGCCGTCACACAGTTCGGCCGATGGCTAGGCCGGCCGGCCGTGCTCGACGACCTGGACGACCTCGTCGTCAGTCAGTGGCTCACGGCGATGGCCGCGAAGAAAAGCCCGAACTCGGTCGCCCGCGAGCGGTCCGGGATTCTGGCGCTGTGGAATTTGGCGCAGGGCCGTGGCCTTGTGCGGCTGCGGCCGACGGTGGCGCCTGAGCTTGTGCCGCAGGGCACGCCGCGGGCCTTCACGGCCGATGAGCTTGCCCGCCTAGCCGCGGCCGCGCGGCTCGCGTCCGGGTGGGTTGGCCCGGTTCCGGCCCGGGTGTTTTTTCCCGCTCTTGTGGCCGTTGGGCTGGAAACCGGGGAGCGGATTTCCGCCATCCTCAACACTCCGCGTCATTGCTGGCAGCGGCCCACGCTCGTGGTGCCGGCCGGCGTTCGCAAAGGGGGTCGGCAGGAACGGGTTTACGAACTGTCGCCGGAGGCATGCGACCTCGTGGATGCCGTGTCGTGCCACAACGGCCCGACGGTGTTTTGGTGGGCGGCCAGCGGCACGGCCCTCCGCAAACGCTGGAAGACCATCACAAGGCGGGCCGGCCTTGGCGACGGCCGCGACGTTCAGTTTCACGCGTTGCGGCGTTCCACGGCCAGCCATCTGGCCGCGGCCGGCCTCGATGCGACGTCGTACCTGGGTCACTCCACCGATCGGATCACACGGCGGTCGTATCTCGACCCTCGCGTGGTCGATTCCCGCCGCCCGAAGGCGTGGCAATCGCTTCCCCGCGTCTTCCGGCCCGATGAGCCGGAACCACCGGCACGGTCGGCATAGGCGGCCGTTCGTGCCGATAGCGTCCCCGGACGTAGCCGTTTGGCGAATCCCCTCTGGCCCATAGACTGCCCCCCCGGGTGCGGTAGGCTTTACTGGCGGCCGTATTATTTGCACCACGAAATGCGGAGAACAGCATGGCGGGAAGAATTCGCGGGCACGTTACGATCGAGAAGACCGGCAAGGGCCTGAAGTTTCAGAGCATTCTGGCGTGGTTGACGCTGCTTTTTGGGGTTGGGTTGTGCGTGGCCGGTTACTCGGAGCGTGCGGACGGCGGCATTACTGAAACGGCGGTGAATGGGTGTTACACGATCGGCGCCGCGGGCGCGTGGATGCTGTGTCTTCGCATGTTGCGGTGGTGGCACCACGATTGAAGTGCCCCGAGGAACTGGCGATCACCCCACGACCCGCAGCCCGGCCGGCAGGTAGCACGCCCGCGTGATCGCTCCCGCGAATGCTGGCGACGGCCGCATGGCTTCGTCGACCGACAAGAGACGGTCGCCCGGAACGTGGGTCAGCGGCTCGGCCGACGAATACGGCGAGCGTTCGTACCAGCGGCGCGTGCGCATGACGACACCGTAGAGGCCCAGGTACACGTTGGCTGCCCTCGTGTACCACCAGCGTTCGAGCGGCAGTTCCGGGGTTCGCGAAAGCGTGTCCAGGGCCATCGTTTCACACTCCCGCTCCATGGCCAGCACGAGGCCAACGGCCGCCCTTAGTTGGTCCGGCGTCATCTCGACGACACCGGCGAGCCATGCGTCGAACGCCTGTTGCGGGCACGCGGTCCCGGAGAGTTTGGCCGTCCATGCGGCGGTGGCGGCCTGAGACTGGCGGAAGTGCATGTATTCGTGCAGGAACACCGACAGCCAGATGGCGGTATCGCCGCCGGTTGCGACGACGAATTCGCCCTGGTCCTCGTCGAAGTAGCCGCCGACCGGCGAGCCGTGGCAGTCGGCTTGTGTGGCGTTCACGAGTTGCACAGTGATTTCGGCCTCTTCCAGTTCTGCAATAACCGATTCGATCCAGGCGCACGTTTCCGGCGGCAGGTCGCGGACGGCGGACATGGCGTCACCTCGTGGCAGCGATGTAGAGACCGATATTGGCGAACGCGTAGCCGGCGTACGCGATGCCGAGCCCATGCTTGCCGTGCATGCACAGGTCGAGCGCGACGAACGCGTAGATCAGGCCCGTTAGCGCGATCAGCCAGCCCGACATAGGGATTTCTCCTGGTAGGCCGCCCACGCCGCTTCGATGCGGTGCCGCAGCTGTTCGAGCGTGCCGTCGTTGACGAGGACGCGGTCGCAGTGCTCGCGGACGAGCGTCCGGTCGCTCGTGTGCGGCCCGGTGACCGTCCCCGGCCGCTCGATCCACCAGACTTCCCCGCCGTTGTCGCGGACGGTCGCCAGTTCGTTGAGAAACCGGGTGCCGCAGATCGCGAACTGGGTGCGGCCTGTTCCGGTGGCGATTTTCGCCACGCGGGCCGCGGTCAGCCGGACCCACAGGTCGGGGTGCACCATGTCCCGGCCCCATTCGGTGCCGAGGGTGCGGGCCAAATGCCGTGAAACGATGTCCAGACCGGACACCGTGACGGGCCGCTCGCGGTTGGTGCGGTCGCGGAGGATGTCCTCGGGGACGTCCAGCATGGCCGCGAGCCCGCGGTAGATGGGGTCGGCCCACTGGAGTGCGACTGCCCCCGGCACCATGGCGGCGGCCAGACTTTTGCCGCTGCCGATGTTTCCGGCCAGCCCGATTATTTGCAGCCCGGCAAGTTCATCGCACCGCATCGGTTGTCTCCGTCAGCGTGTCGAGCCATGCCATGAGGTCGGCGAAGGACGTGAACACCGGTTTCCTGAGCCGCTGGAACAGACGGACTTCGGCATCGGCGCCATCGGATGCTTGCTGCCGGTATCCGGTCTGCTCGTCGGTCGCGGCGAGTCTCAGGCACACGTCGCACCGCCCGATCAGTTCGTTGTCGTATTCCACCCAGTCGCGGTACGGCCGTGGGTTGTGCAGGTGCTGAAAGTGTGACCACAGCGGGGCGATCGGAACCACCCCAATATCCAACAGGGCGTCCCACATGCGCAGTTGGAACCGCGTGTTTATGGCTTGGTCGCCCTGGGTGTAGGGACTGGCGATGTAGACCCACGGGCGTCGGATGGAGCCGGCGGCGCTCACGGTCGCACCTTTGCGCGGAGGTCGCGGTCGCACCACACCGGCATGGCGCGGGTGCATTCCCGGCGCTCGCCGTCCACGATGACGAGCGATTGGCATGGGGCCTCTGCTTCGGCGCGGATGCGCAGGGCGAATGCGTTCATGCCCACGAGGCTCCCGTTGCTCACGTACCGGCCGCGGAGCCATCCCCATTGGTGCCAGTGTCCGAACAGGTCCAGGTCCGCCCGCCGCGAGCGGTTCCATGCGGCGATGGCCTTGTTGGCCGGGATGGTAATCCCGCCGATGCCGCCCTGATACCGGCCGATCGAATGCCCGTGGTGATAGCGGACCGTGAATCCGTCGAGGTCGAGGTAGCCCAGGTATCCCTCGGCGATTTCCCAGCGGACGTTCCGGCGGGTTTCGTGCTCCCGCATGATGAGGTACGCGTTTTGCTCGAAACTGTGCTGGTGCTCGGTGGCCATCCGCGGCTTGCCGTGATTGGAACGGCCGTGGTTGCCCGGCTGCGTGACGACGACCACCTCCCGGGCCATGTCCGCCGCCATGTCGATCAGCCCGCGGATCCGGGCGGCGGCCCAGCGCATGGCGTCCATCGGCGGCAGGGCCGTCGTTTCGGCGAGTTCCTCGTGGATGTGCCCGGAAATGAAGTCCCCCAGGCATGCCAGCACGATCCTGTCGATTTTGACCAGCCGGCGCTCGTGCTCGATCAGCGTGGCGAGCCGCTCGGCCAGTTCGGCGAGTCGCTTGTCGGCCGTGGCGAGGTCGAACCGGTTGGCGCCGCTGGTCTGCTCGAACGTGACCGTTTCCTCGACGTGCCAGTCGGACAGGACGGCAATGGCGGTGGCCGTCGTGCGACGCCGGGCGGCCGGGGCTTTTCCGAACCGTTTGCAGGGCAGGTCTTTCAGCCCGGCAAGCGACGCGGTGCGCGTTTTCTCGGCGTCCAGCGCCGCGAGGGCGGCCTTGTAGCGGCCGCGCAGGCTGGCGTTTTCTGCTCGCAAGCGGGCCAGTTCGGCGTCGGCCTGCAGCCGGTCGTCGGCCGCGAGTGCCGCAACGGTAGTGGTCACGCTCTGTTTTGCTTGGCGCGTAGCCATCGGCACACCGTGTCGAAAGTGGGGAGGGCGTCCACGCCACGCAATCGCGCGACCTCGATGACCGCACGGGCGTAGGCGGCCTGGCGGATGATGCTGGGGTTCCAGTCCTCGCGGGCTTGCTCGAATTCGGCTTTGAGGTCAGGCGGGAGCCGGTCGATCCAGGACTGGTAGCCGAATTTGGTGGGATGAACGGCGGCCGCGACCATCTGCGTTACGGTCAGTTTGTTTGGCATGCGAACCTCCAGGGCCAGCTTCGTGCGACGTCGCGCGGTGTGTAAAGGTCAGGTTTTTGTGCGTGCTTGGGGCGCGGCGGATGTCGGTGGGCGCGGTGTCCTGCGGGCGCTGGCGATTGCGCGCGTGACCACCAGACGGCCGGCGGCGTCAACGAACGGCAGGTTGCGCCGGGCGGCTTCATCGCGGAGCCAGCCGACGATCGTGTCGAGGTTGTTGGCACACCAGTCGCAGCCGCGGCGGTCCATCTCTTCCGCGTGCTGATTGCATGGGCAATCGGGTGTGGCGACGATGCCCAACCAGCGGCGCAGGAGTGTTTTGAGTTCCGTCCCCGGACCGGCCGTCGGAATTTCACGCTCTACCACGATTCGCACCCAGCCGCGCCCCGGAGCGTCGCCGAGCAACTGGCGCAGCGCTTTTTCCACGGCAGCCGTTGGCACGGAACCGCGGTACGGCAGCGAAACGTGGGCGCGTCGTATCATTCGTCGTACTGGTCCGTGTCGGAGGCGTAGCCGTAGCAGCATGTAAATTCGAGGCCGTTGTCGTTCCCGAACGTCTGCCACGCATCGGATGCGCATGATCCGTCTGGCCGCATGTTCGCGGCCTCGCAGTCCGCCTGACTGGCGTACGGCCGAAAGGCGAGCGTGTTTTCAATTAGGTCGCCGGTGATGTCGGTCGTGGTGTTGGTGGCATGGTCGGTCACGGTGAGCAAATACTCGGCGACATACGGCCCGGGATTGCCGGTCGGGGGGAAATTTGATTTAGGCTCGCATGGCCGAAAGCCAATGGTGAGTTCCCACGTTTCCACGGGGTCGCCGGCATTCAGCGTGCTGGCTGAAATCTTGATCCACTTCAGGCCGGCCAGCGGAACGTCGGCATTCACATCACCAACGTCGATGTCGTCGCAAGTCTCGCGGCTTTCAAACGTCACCGCCTTGGCATAGTCGGTCAGCGGGTCGTCAAGCTCGTCCTCGACCACGCTTTTTCCACGAGTGCCTGTCTCAAGCAGTCGGTCAATTACGTTGTTGCCTGTAGTTCCGGTGAGCGTTACGTCACGAACCGGCGGCACGTTGTCGTTGGCAAAGATGCCTGCACCCCACGCCTCGAACACCGCTGGGTATGTCTCGGAAGGTTGTTTCTTCCACGGCACGCCGTCGCTGCACAGTTCGGCCATTTTGGACGGTGTCAGCGGAAACCCCTTGCGGTAGGGCGTGCTCCAGCCCAGCAGGTAGCCGCCGGCCAAGAGCGTCCGCTCGGAGCAGTAGCCTTTGTAACTGGCGGCCGCATCCATCGGGCCGCCGGCTCCAAACAGTGCGGCGATTTTGTCTTCAACTTCTGCTTGGTCGGCAAATTCGACCGGCGCATGCTTCGACAAGTTTTCCCAAAACCCGGAAGTGTACGGCCCGCTGTTGCTGCCAGCGCACCACGCGTCCAGCAGCGTCTGGCGGTCTGCCGGCGTCAAGGCCGATGTCGGCGTCGGCAGGAGCGGCTGGCCGCCGGCCCCGGTGCCCGTGTACGAAATTGCCGTGATTTTGCCAAACGTCGCTGACTCAGTGTTGGTGTCGATTGTTCCAGAGAAATCCGCAGCCGCCCCCTTGTTGGTTGTGTAGATCGTGAGCGTAGCCACATCGGGCGTGGCGCTTTTGTCCTCGCGGTAATACTGGCCGCCGTTGGTGACGGTGACGGCACTGGCCGCTCCGACCTTGTTGTGGTACTTGGTCTGCGGGTCGTAGTTTACAGATTCAATAATGCCGGCCAGCCGCCACCCGTAAAGACCATCCAGCGGCACTCCCCACCCGCTGACTCCAGTGATTGCGCCTCCAGACACCGTGTAGGTCAGGGTGATTGGGCCAGACCACGGCAGGCTGTTGCCCTCTGCCGTCGTATCGCTGGACTTGTTGAGGACGACCGTGCCGCCCGTGCTGTAGCCGCTGCCGCCGTTGGTCACGTTAATCGCGGTTAGTTCGTAGTCGTTGTAAACCGAGTCGTAGGCGTAGGAAAACGAGAACGTCGCCCCGGTTCCGTTGGCACCGCTGGCGTCCACGGAGAACTCTGGTTCCGTGCGTTCGTCGCTGACGACAACGCTGGCAGACGTGCTGCCCGAAACCACTACGTTGCTGCTGTAGCCCAGCGTCACCGGGTCGCCGGCTTTGTATCCGGTGCCGCCATTGCTGACTGATATTGCCGAAATGTTCCACGTCTTCGGTGTGTCGCCGGTCTCGGCCACGGCCACGCCGAGCGTGGCCCCGCTGCCGCTGCCGCCGGCCGTAGCCGTGAGCGACGGCTGACTGCGTGCCGTCACCGTAACCGTTGCCTTGGTGACTGTCGTGTCGCCGATCGCGGCCGTTATGGTCAGACTCTCTCCATCGACGTAACCGCTGCCGCCGCTGGCCGTGGCACTGGCCAGCGCCCAGACCGTAGGCGAGCCGCTACTTGAGAGCGTCGGCGTAATGGTCGCCCCGGTGCCGCTGCCGCCGGCAATCGTCAGTGTCGGGGCTTTGCGGGCGTACCGGGCGTAACCGCTGCCGCCGTCACTGACGGTTATTTCCGTGATCTTGCACTCCGCCTGCTTGGTTACCGATGCCTTTGCATCGCTGCCGAACGTCGCCTCAATCGTGACCGCCTGGCCGGTGAAGGTGGACCGGCACCAGCCGTACCACGGATCCCACTCGTACGGCTCGCCAGCGGCGACGATGGCGGCGACCTCGCCGGCGATCAGGGCGTTCACGCATGCGGACTGCGATGCCCAGCGACGTGCAATCTGGCAATCCGGCAGAAGATCCTTGATTCGGTCGTAGCTGCGTGGCGAAAAATATCGGGTGTAGGTGGCAATACTGGGAACGCACGGCAGGTCCGAAACGACGTTGGCGGCCGCCGTGGTCCCGAGTTTGCCCGACATGAAGCGGGCCCACCGAGCCGTGGGCGTTTTCGCCGTGTCGCTCGGGATCGTGCCGTCGCATTCGCAGCACTGGCAACTCTGGCAGGTGCATTTGTCGCAGCACTTACCGCATGGCATCAGTACCATGATTCAGCACTCCGCAGAGATGAGATACCACGCCCCGAACGGGCCGCGGGCGACGTGAACGCCTGTGCCGGACGGAATGTCCGCCATTTTGTTGACGCAATCGGCGAGCGTGTCGGCTGGCGTCTTCTTGGCTTCCGCATTCGGGCCGCCTTCCTCCCACAGTTCGATCGTGGCGAGCGTGTTTTTGTTCCACGCGGCGGTGGTTTTGCCGTATCGTATTCCGTCGGACGAGTCGCCAAGCCGGATCCAGCACCATTTGGTGCCGGCCCCGTTGCCGTCGCGGTACAGAATTCGCGCCGATCCGGCCGGCGATGATTTGAGCTTGGTGCGGTCGCCGGAAAGTACGTCGCAGAAGTGGTCGGCATCCCCGGCGACCTCGACCTGGGCGTGGCAGACGCCGGCAATCCACGCCCGGCCGATCTGGTTGGCGTCCAGGGGCTCCAGGCAGACGACGAATTTCCCCAAGTGGGTCGCCGCCGGTGTGATCCCGCGGACGGCCACCTGACTTTGGAATTCCGGGAGCGAATTCGTCGGCGTGACGATGGCGCCGTCGATGCCGAGGATGCCGAACCGCGGCACGGTGTTGCCGCT